TTCAAATGCTCTCTCCCACATAATATAAATTAAATATTAAAGGAGATAATATATATGTATAAAAAAAGCAGAGTAATTGAAAATGCAACTGCAGGATTATCAGAAAGGTCAATCATGACCTATAATTCTGCAGTACACTCTTATGAAAAATTTCATAAAACAAGCATCGAAAAATTAGTGGAAGAAGCATTAAACGAACAAACAGAAAGAATCCCAGAACACCAATTATCATTATATGACCGATTACTGGATTACAGAAACTATTTAATGGAAGGGAACATAGGAGGAACCATCTCCAAATATTTCCAAATAATCAAAACCATTTACAAAAGAAACAGAGTAACCATACCATACATCCCACCATTAAACATAAAATCAATTAAACGAAACCCATACATTGGTTTTAATGATGTCCTCACAAAAGAAGAGATAAAAAATGCAATAAGCATTGCAAATCCCCAAGTACAAATAAGGATAATGGCAATGGCAACTGGAGGATACAGTAACGAAGAAACAAAAAACTTCACTAACCGACAGTTTATTGAAGACCTTTACCCATATCATCAAGAAGATGATCCGGTTGAAGCATTACATAAATTAAGTAAAATGGATAATGTCATATGGGAAACCAAATTAATAAGACAGAAAACTAAAAAACCATATTATGGTTTTGTAAATCCAGAAACAACCCAAGCAATAGCAAGATTAAAACTAAAAGAAGATTTTGACTTGGACAAACCATTATTCAAATATAATAAAATCTATTTTGCAAAATTATTAAAACAAATTAATGACACACTCCAGTTAGGAACAGCTGGAGGATACAGTAAATTATCAGCACATGCTCTTCGTAGATTCAATGCAACATATCTTAAAGGATTAGATTTAACTGCAGAAGAGTCAATGAGATTAAGTGATATTGATGAATTACAAGGCAGAGGTAAAACAAATACTCAAGATGCATACATTAAAACAAATCCATTGAAACAAAAATTATTATATGCTAAATACATGAATAATGTATCATTGTATAATCAGTATACTTATCATATAGGTGAAGATGATATTATAGTTGAAAGAATAAAAGAGGATACATTAAAAAAAGAGAATAAGAAATTAAAACAAACACTTATCAACATCACTAATTCTAATGATGGTTTAAAACAATATATTAAGAATGTTGGAGAGGATAATTTTGAATTACAATTAAATAGATTATTAAGAGAATTGTAATTTCTCATCTCTTAATAATTTCTTAACCTTTTTTTTATCCCAATCATATTCCATATACAAATCCCTTGCTTTTTCTGCTTCTTCTAAAGTATCATATGCTCCAAACCTTCTTCTTTTAGTTCCTAATCTTTTAACAATAATCCATTTCACTTTATTTTTCCTTTTTTCAATTTGAATATATCGTGGAATATGCTCAAAAGAAGGCAACTCCACACTATAATACTTATTTTCTTTATGGGGTAATTCACATAATTTATCAATGTCCCAAGCCACACTTTCTAAAGCATCTCTTTCAAACAAAGCATCTTCTAATTTATCAAAAGCCCCATAATACTGATTGCCTTTAATTATTTGATATTTCCCATTCCTTATTTTATAAATATTATGATACATTTAAAAAAACCCTCCGTTTTTAGTGAAGCATATAAAACCACCAATCAATTCCTTGTAATTGTAGGGTATTTGCTATTTGCATTTTCAAATTCAATTCATAATATCCTGCACATATAAGTATTACTACAAAACAAAGAAAAAGACCAATACCGATTAAATTCCCAATATTCATATTTTTAAACATCTCCTAAAGCTACAATAACATTATCTCCAGATTCGGTTTCTATATAAAAACCATTTTCTTTACAATCATTTATTCTTATTTTATTAAAAGCTTCCTTTGGAGCTATTTCTAAATTTTCTGTAACCCATTTCTCAAAATCCACCAATTCCATTTGTGAAATTGCAGATGCAATATTATAATACACCATTATTGGAATTAATTGTGGGTGAATGTTTCTTTCCTTTTCATACAATACTTTGATAAGTATTGCAACTGTTTCAGTACTCACATCAATATTCATAACATTGACCTCATCTATTTTTACTATTTTTTAAAGAACGAATTCTACTTATAATACGCATTCTTTCTTCTAAGCTTATACGTTTCTTTAGTCTTTTTTGTAAAGTATAGATTTCTTGATTAATACTATTTCCATGTACTGCATATCCATTTCCCAATAAAACATCATCTATAGTAACAGATGTTCTATCTAAAACATTATGTAAGTGTTTACTGTTTTTATCGAAAATCAATATGCTTCCTTCTTGCACTTGAAAAGACATTGGTTTAATAACCCATTTTTTAGTAGAAATATTAGGCATTAATGATGTAATGTTTGGATCTTTTAATAACCATTTAACCCCATCAAAATCATCAGTTAAATTAAATTCCATTGCTACATAGTCTTTGAAAGAAGGTTGCCCATTAGATACAGTTATACTTCCATCATCATCTAATTTAACGAAGTAACCATCATAATTATTAAAATATTCCCCTTCCCACAACTCCCTATTCACCTCAAAATCAAAGTTATTTTCATCTTTATCCACCGAATAATTTTCATAATAATTCTGCTTCAATAAAAACTCACATATTTCTTCTTCATTTCCAATAACTGGTATCCAACCATCTGGTCTTCTACTACATTCAACTATCATTATAATCCCTCTTTTAATGTGTTATCTAATCATCTTGTTCCACTATATAATCATTACATGCTAAAAGAATTTCATACGGTTTATTTGCCGTGTAAAATCCTCTATAAACTCATATGCTTCTTTAAGTTGTGTTTCACGTTCATAAGGATTAGTAGGCTTCATTATCCTTGTAAGAAATTCTTGTCTATTCAATTCTTGTTTTTTATAATCTTCACATATTTTTTTACTTATTTTGTCGATCTTCATATTTTC